GGAGTTAATGGAGTCTTTGTTAAATGTCCTAAATGCGGTAAAAAGGGACCGGAATCCACTAATGAAAATAACGCCAATATTGCTTGGAATGAAATGATAGCTAAGGAGTTAAACTAAAATGAAAACTATGCTGTTCATTGTTCTTATATTCACTTTCATAAACACTGCTGCTTTGATCTTTGTTTTTCTTTGGTTGAAGAACTTAGATGACCTTCATACTAAATCGGTAAATGACATTTTAGAGATGGCAAAGCTTTTCAAACAGGACAGTGGAAGTTGGAGAGCTGCTATAAATATTCATTCAACTCAGATAGCTAGACTTGAACATCAGGTTTACAAAGAGGAAAAAGATGAGTAATACTTACAAAATAACAGTTTATGAAATGATCAATGAAATAGAATTTCTTCTAAATCAGGAAGAAAGAAAAGAAGCAAAACATATTTATAGGAACATACTAAAACAACTCAGGGATCTTCCCAGAGATAAATACATAGATAAAAACATCATATTAAACGGACTCAGCCAACGTATTAAGCAGGTTACAGGGGCTTAGCCAAGTGGTAAGGCACAGGGTTTTGATCCCTGTATACATTGGTTCGAATCCAATAGCCCCTGCCACTTAGCTGTTCCCAATAAGCAATGAGCCGCAGCTAAAAGGTAAGCATAACGAAAAGGGATAAACTTACCTGATATCTTGTTTATAACAAAGGAGGAAAAAGAAATGGCAGTATCTAAAGCTAGAGAGATGTTCAAGAGATATCCTAAGCTCTTTATGGAGATGTACCTTCATTCCATGGAGGAAAATCCTGAACATCCTGATGACAACTCTGTTATCTATAGCAAGTTGATGGCAAATGCTATGGGTAAGGAAGAGCCTTACTGGATGCCTGATTGGGAAACTATGCCCCTTGTAATGAAGGACTTTAAGGAGTTCGCCGAAAAGGAACAGGAAAAGGCAAAGAATAAGAAGTAGCTAAAACAGTTAATTAAACAATAGAGGAAACAGAAAAATGGAACATGATTTCTATAAAAACAATTGCTTTTATTGCAAATATGCTGAAATAAATACTCCATATAGTTTCTATAAGGACGATGATATAGAAGAGCTATTTTGCTATAAAACCAAAAAGTACATTTCAAATCCATTAGATGAACATAACAAATGCTTTTATCCCTGGTTTAAAAAGAAAGAACAAACATAATCTATGAAGTGGAAAAGCTTATCAAAAAGGCAGTTGCAATTATTGACGTGGTGGATGCCAAATTCTCCTTACTTTACAAAGGACGGGGTCATTGCCGAGGGATCTATACGAGCTGGCAAGACGCTCGTTATGGGGCTAGCCTACTTTCTGTGGAGCATGGAAACGGGAAGTTTTCAGAATTATATTATTGCAGGTAAGACGGTTGGTTCAGTGAGGAGGAACTTACTTACACCACTTAAAGAGGTGCTCGTAAATAGAGGATATAAACTAAGGGATAGCAAGACAGAAAACTTAATAATAGTTAGCAAAGGTGAAGTCGTAAATAATTACTACATATTTGGCGGACGTGATGAAAGAAGCCAAGATCTGGTTCAAGGTATAACAGCTAGAGGAGTTTACTTAGATGAGGTAGCCCTTATGCCAAGAAGCTTTGTAGAGCAATGTATGGCTAGATGTTCAGTAGAGGGAAGTAGATTCTGGTTTAACTGTAACCCTGAAGGACCACAACATTGGTTTTATGTAGAACACGTTCTAAAAAGTAAAGAGAATAATTACTTACGGCTTCACTTTAAATTAGAAGATAATCCGTCATTATCTCAGCAAATAATAGATAGATATAAGCGAATGTTCACAGGCATTTTCTATAAGCGATTTATAGAAGGTGAATGGGCATTCGCTGATGGTGTAATATATGACTGTTTTGATGAAAAGAGAAATACATACACCAATAAAGACAGAGAAGAAGTTCTTCCGATAGAAATAAGAGAAAATGACCCAAATGGGGGATATCCATTCTATGCTTCAGACTATGGAGTACTAAATCCAATGGTGTATTTGGAGATGTACAAATATAGAAAAGCAGGAGATCCCGTCCCATATTTCTATGTTGATAATGAATACTACTATGACGGTAGAAAAACAATGCGGCAAAAAACAGATGAAGAAGAAATAGATGCACTTCTTCAAATGATGAGCAATAAATATTACCAAAACTTGATAATAGACCCGTCTGCTAGCTCTTTAATAGCGGCAGCCAGAAAGAATGGAATAAGCACTATCAAAGCTAAGAACGATGTATTAGAAGGAATTCATCTTGTTTATACTCTTCTAGCTACAGGGCATATTTTAATAAATAAAGACAATTGTCCAAACCTTATAAATGAACTTGGCCTCTATATATGGAACGCTAAAAGGGGTGAAGTTGGTAAAGAAGAACCAGTAAAGCAAAACGATCATGCTTTAGATGCTTTAAGATATGGAGTTGCTACAACAACTTACAGGTATGAAGTATTTGGAGGATTAGAAAAATGAAAAGAGAAAACATTGTAAAAGTAATGGAATGCTACCCAGAACCCTTTTACGCTAAATGGTACGATTATAAAGCCAAAAAGGTAGACAACCATTTTGAGATATACAGGAGGAAGTTCGAAGGGGAACCGTGGTACCTTTACTCAAGGTGTGTTGTTGTTGATGGTATTTTATTCTGTTGTTGGCAAGGCTTAATGGAGCCAGAAGGTGAGTACTATAATGGCAAATAAGCATAAGAAGAGAAAGAGCTTTCAAGATAATGCTCCCGGTATTCTTACAACCGATGCAGAGGTCTTAAGCGTAAAAAAAGCTTTAGATGCTTATACTAATCCGTCAGCTAATTTGGGTGCAGGAGCTAATAACCTGGCTGAGACTGCAGGCTATGTAATGCAGAGGATGACTTGGGACTACTACACTCTTAACATTCTGTTCAGGAACAATTGGATAGCCAAAGCAATAATTGAGAAACCAGCTAATGAAATGATGAAGAACGGGTTTGAGCTTCAGACTGAATTGGATCCGGATAAAGTTTCCAAGATAATGCAGACTTGGCAGAGAACCAGAACTAAAGATAAATTTCTTGATTGTTTAAAATGGGCAAGGCTTTATGGTGGTTGTCTTCTCATCCCTATGATAGAGGGGCAGGAAGATTTATCTAAGCCGCTAGACCTGGAAGAACTTATGGTAGACAGCTATAAGGGATGCTTCCTTATTGATCGTTGGAGTGGGGTTTCCCCTTCAATTGAAATAGAGGAGGATATAAGCAGTCCTGAGTTTGGGGAACCTAAGTACTATCTGATAACTTCTGCTGTTGATAATAAAACAATTAAAGTTCACCATTCAAGAGTTATTAAGATGATCGGAAGGGAGCTTCCTTATTGGGAGAAAATAGCTGAGAACTATTGGGGAGCTTCTGAACTGGAACATGTATATACAGAGCTTAAGAAGAGGGATGATACTTCAGCTAATATCAGTTTCCTCATTTTCTTAGCTAACATCAGGGTCTACCAAATGGAAGGACTCGGCCAAGCTATAACTCTTGGAGATCAACAATCACTCAATCGTGTATATAACACTATGAGAGAGATGAACAACCTTATGTGCAATACTGGTACATTTGCTATTGACAAGGAAGATTCATTCTCTACTCAGCAATATACCTTTACTGGAATCAATGAGGTATATGAAAGCTTTATGCTGGACATATCTGGTGCAGCAGAAATTCCTATTGATAAATTGTTTGGAAGAAGTCCTTCTGGTTTTAATAATGGTGAAGAGACTTTACAGAACTATTATGATACTATAGAAGAAAAGAGAGAGACTTATGTAAGAGAACCTCTGGAAAAGCTTATGAAGATCTTAACCATGAGCTCCCTTGGTAAACTCCCTGATGACCTTGAAATAAAATTCAATCCTGTTAGAAGGCCCTCTGATATGGAGAAAGCTGATCTTGGTAGTAAGAACACCTCTGCTATCCTTGAAGCTTACTCTGCTGGTATATTTGGTAAGGGAACCGTTCTTAGAGAGCTCAAACAGCTTTCGCCTCAGTCTGGTATGTGGACCAATATAACAGATAAGATGATTGAGGACGCTGACAAAGAAGACGAAGAAAAGAAACAGCAAGAAGCCGAGGAAAAGAAAGAACTTGAACTTGGCATGAATAATGCAATTGAGGAGGAACAACCCAATGAAAAGGAAAGTGGCCAGACGCCTCCAGACAGCTCTAGATGAACTGAAAGAGGTAGGCCAATATGGTTTATCAGTCACTGTTAAAGAAGGTCTTAGAGACAGTCTGGTGACCTCTGAAGGGCTTTCTAAAAAAGAGGCTAAAGATAAAGCCATAAGAAAAGCTGACATCTTATTTGGAGTTGAAGGTTATACTGTAAAAAACTTCACAAAACTGCAATAAATAGTTTACAAAAATCTGAAAATATGGTAGAATAAATCATCAATTAAACCTAACGTACTAACTAAGGAGGTAACTAAATGCAGTACTTAGAGTTAATCCAAATTCTTAAAGTTTTAGCTATTCCATTCATTGGAGTTCTGGTTTGGTTCATATATGAGCTTTTCCAGGACGATGAAGATGATAAAGAATAACAATTGAACTAAGGCTGGTCCCCTTTTTAAGGGGACTGGCTAACCAAGAGAGGTATTAAGATGAACTATAAATATGATCCTATTCTCATGATGAACGTTCCGGAAGAAGGAACCAAGACTAAAGACAGCTCGGTAAACGATTTCAGTGCTGCTGAAGCTAAATCCGTATTTGATTCTGTTGATAGGCAATTCACTAAGGATATGAATGAATATCCCAGAAGAATTGCTAATGCTAAGTCTATAGATGAATGCGCAGCTATTGAACAAAGCATTAGAAAAGATTTAGATAGTATTGTTGATGAATACCTCCAAATCTGGAACCAAGTCGGACAGTATGCTCAAAAAAGAAAGAATGATGCAGTGACTAGATATGGTGAACTTATGAAGGACACTCTCAAGAAATACAACGAATTGTGGAGGAAGTAAAAATGAAGATTTGGGATGATGCAATAAAATCTGCAGATTCATTTGTAAACGACGATAGTTTGCCGTTTGATCAATATGTAAAGGAAGCTGAAAAGGCTCAAAAAGCTGCTAAAGAAGCTAAAGAGAAATTCTTTAGCATTAGGGATGAATATGCTAACCGGATCAGAACTTATTGGGTAAGAAATAAGCAGAACATGTCCGCTGAAGAAGAACAAAAATGCAAAGAAGCTATTTCTAAACTTAATGGTCTTAGTTATTTCTAGTTTATAAGTGGAGGATAGCAATGAAAACTTGGGACGATGCGATAAAGGCTAGCGATGCTTTGGTAAATGGACAGGAAGCGGAATGGAGAACAATAAAAGGCCATCATATAGCTATTGGGGAAAATGGGGAAATAGTAGCAGGAGGCATTCCTAATACTTCTATTGGAGCTAAACAAAAATTAAACAATGCTATAGAGTCAGCCAATTCCCAACAAAACAAAAACTGGGTTAGTATGTCAAAACAGGATAGGGAGGATTTTAGCAAAAAAGCATTTGAGAAATATGGAGAAATGACCTTAAAAGACCCAGAACTTGTTGAAAAAGTTGAAGAGGCGTCCAAAG